CATTCTATGAGCGGCAGAGGGTGATAATCCAAGCTTGGGATGGAGAGAAAAGCTTTGGTGGAGTCGTACAGAGCTGCCAGACTGTCCCTATCCCCGGAACCTTGATGAAATTCCACTCCATAGAGGCAGTAGACTATACTTCTGTACTTGGATGGAGGATGATTGACTATGCAGCCACCGACAAACTCCCGGGCGTGGCTGTTCAGGAGATCCTGGATGAGTACCTGGCCGAAGAAGGGATCACTGCCGGATATATTGAAGATGGCAATGTACTGACAGAAATCAGCATAGGAAACAAAAGTGCCTTAGAGGGTCTTCAGAAGCTTGCGGAGGCCTGCGGGTTTGTGGTCTACTTAGATTATGATCTCAAGCTATACTTCCATACTAGGACGCGTTATGCTGCGGATTGGCAGGTGTCCGATGGCGAAGATATCCTTGCAGATAGCTTGGATATCACCAGAGAGAATCCGGACTATCGCAATACAGAGATCATCATTGGCGGTTATGAAGAGACTGATCTGCAAACTGAATCTTGGATAGGAGATGGCATTACTAAGACATTTCCCCTGGCCTATCCAGCTAATAGATTTTCTACTGTTACAGTGGGAGCAACTGCCCAGACCATAGGTCAAAAGGGAACGGATGCAGGAACCTATGATTGCTATTATGCCATTAATTCTGAGACGATCACATTCGATATAGCCCCTGCCAATGGTGCAGTGATTGTAGCTGAATATTATGGCCTGTGGAGATCCAAATCAAAAGCAGAAGACCTTACAGCCATAGCTAATAACATTACCAGGCAAGGATTTGGTAGCGGAAAAGTGGAGCATATCACCGTAGATGAGAGTTTAAATTCTATTGTAGCCGCCGGAGAGTACGCCAGCGCCAAGATAGCGGAATATGGAGTAGATGGCCTCAGGATCAGCTATAAGACGCTGCGGTCAGGCTTAGCTGCCGGTGTCTTGCAGAATTTCAATTATATGGGGATCAATGAGGATATCCTGATTTATCATGTCTCAGAGGAGTGGAAAGATGGCATAACTACCTATTCGGTAGAGGGGGTGTACGGCCCGGTCATAGACGACTGGGTTAACTTTCTTAATACGTCGTACCAACTCGTCTACGAGGTCCGTGAAGGTGTAGAAGAGAGCACAGGAGTAACTAAGCTCTATAATTTCGCACATACATTCTATCTGGCTGATAGACCTAACCCATTTACTGCTGCTGCAATAGGAACCGGTCTGGCTGTCTCAGACGACTCATGGCCATGCTTTGAAGAAGATGATCGGACCGAGTACATAGAATTTTGGAATGATGGCGCTTGTGTCTTCAGGAAGCAGCACACATCCGTCCCAGATGAGACAGGAGACTACGAATATCATAGCTATTCATTCATCTCTCCTTCTGATGCATTGGGAGAGATTGATGAGGTGGTCTTTTGGGGCGGATCATTGGCAACGATAACTTATGGCTCCGGGGTGGAGCTATTCCGGGCCAATTTCAGCCGAATCAAAACTATTTTAGAGAGCTACCAGATCAATGCCACATATATTAATGGAGAAGCATGAGCTACGTTAAGACTGACTGGCTGGAGCACTCCATGAGCCAGGCGGAAAAGCTGGCGGCCCTGGATAACCTGGAAGGGATGTACTCAGAGATCACCAGCTATATTGATTCCATAACCCATAGCAATAGTTATTATACTGATGCCCAGGCAGCAGCAAAATTCTTCACTTCTTCCAATGATGGCAGCGGCTCAGGGCTGATTTGTGCTACTCTTGACGGCTACACTGCCCAGCAGATCATTGATGCCGGAACGCCATCTGGGTGCATAGCTATCTGGTCCGGATCTGAGGCATCTATTCCTTCTGGATGGTATCTATGCAATGGACTAAACGGGACGCCGGACCTCCGAGGGAAATTTGTTGTAGGAGCAGGTAATCATTATTCCAAGGGAGATTCTGGAGGGACTGCTACTGTCACCACCACGGCAACAGTTACAATAGCTGGCCATGCACTGACCGCCGGAGAGATCCCTAAGCACACACATACATCTGCTGATATCGGAATTAATAATATGAGCAATGGGAACCCCACAGGAGGGATAGGATATTATGTATCAATTGAAACAACAAAGAGCAGGAATTCAGATGCTGCTGGCAGCGGCGATGCTCATACACATTCTGCTAGCTTTGCGGGTACATCCAGTCAGGACAAAATGCCACCCTATTATGCTCTTTGCATAATAATGAAGGGATAAAGAATGAGCTACACAAAATATCATTCTGCATGGTCAGCTGTTGATTTTCTATCCGGCGCTGCTTTTAATCATATCGAGACTCAATATGATGCGGCTAAGGCAGATGCAGATCTCCATACTCATGATTCCAGATATTATACTAAAGCCACTGCTGATGTTACATTTTTTAGCACATCTTATTATACCGGTTTTGATGCAGATAAGCTAGATGGTAATCATTATGCAGATCTCTTATCGTCTGTGATGCCTATTGGAGCTATCATGGTCTGGAGCGGGACGGATGCTACCATACCTGCCAACTGGCATATTTGCGATGGTGGAACCTATGGGGGATATGTTACACCAGACCTCCGAGATAGATTTGTGATTGGAGCAGGGAATACTTATGCTGTGGGGGCTACTGGTGGTCCTACATCCTGGAATGGTACGATTACGCCTACAGGCACAGTCACAGTAGGAGATCATATCCTTGCTACCACAGAGATCCCGGCTCATACTCATGGAGTGTATGATAGCCAGAATAGCGGCTGGGGAGCGTTCTCTAGTTTATATTCAGGAGATACTCCTACCAGCGTGAGGAATTTCGGCACTACTCTACAGAATCAGACAAGCGGGGACGGTGCTCATGGTCATACTGGATCGACATTAAGCGCAACCGGGATAGATCCCAGACCACCCTATTACAGCCTATATTATATTATGAAGTATGCATGAGGGTAAGGATAAGATGGCATATACTAAAAATCATAACCCTTGGGCAGCAGGCAACGCTGTTACAATCTCCGTCATGGATAATTTTGAAACCATCTACACCGAAGCATCGAGCTATTTAGCTGCACATAATCATGATGCTCTATATCCCACTCAAACCGAGATGGAAGCTACTTTTTGGTATTCGGGGAATGATGGAAGTGGCAGCGGCGCAGATGCAGACCTTATCTACAAGAGCGGTGGAAACCTCCATGCATCCAGTTTTGCAGGCCTGGGAGTCCCTACGGGCCTGATTATCCTGTGGTATGGCTCGGTTGGCTCAATTCCGTCAGGCTGGCATATTTGTGATGGATCTGGAGGGACACGCGACTTAAGGGATAAATTTGTCGTAGGAGCTGGCGGGACATATTCGGTTGGAGACTCTGGTGGATCAGTCACATTCACCATGGCCGGAACGGTTACTGTGACCGGTCATGTATTGACTACTGCTGAGATGGCTTCCCAT